CGTATAAAACATCAGTAATATAATCTAAATCAGGTTGCATGATGTATTCTCCATGTTTATAAAGTTTTTAGCTTGCTTCATAGACCGAAAATTATCTCCCCAAACGTCATAAGGGTCTCCATTTTCGTCTAGTTTCCAAACGTGATAGTATTCTGTTCTCCCTGTAAAGCTATAACTGTTATTTATAAGATAATTGTTATATATTATTTGGTGCATGTTATTCTCCTGTTAAGTTTGTCATTTCATTTTCTAAAAGTTGATTTATTTCATTAACAAATATATCACTTTTTAGGTTGCATGAGTTCTCAATGTTAAAAACCTTTTTGGCGTCTTTGTAGACGTTTGCACTTATTACCTTATAGCTATCCCCCAAATACACTTTTTCAAGCGTATAAGAGGGCTTAAAATGCGTTTCATAGGTATTCATGATGCACCGAAACACTTTCTAATTCTTTTTTGTAATAACTTACTATTCTTAATAATATTGAGTGCGATCGAATCAGTAATAAAGCATTGATTCTCATTGTCAAACTTAACGCCTTGCTTTATAAATTGGTTATGTATTGACTTCATTAAATGCGGGCTATTTATGCACCTCATTTCATGTTTTATATCACAATCCCAAAAATAAGCAAGCCCTAAATATTTATTGCTATTTATATTTTTTTTGTCAAGTTTATAAAGCATGTCAAACGTTTCAAAGTTAGTTGAATCAAGATTAATTGAGTAGGTCATAGTTTTTTCCCTTAGTAAGATAAGATTAATAATAAAAACATATAGAAATTAATAAAGCTTAATGATAAGATAATAAAGTTTTTTGTCAAGTCTTTCATTGCATTATCTCCTTATGTGTAATATTGGAAGCTATAAGAGCTTCTATAATAGTTTGCTGTCTATTGTTTAGAGTGTAATAGCTAACTTCTCTATTAAAGAATTTGTTAACTACTATCACGTCTTCATTGTCAAGTTTAGATAGTATTTTATTAAATAGTTTATCCATTGTTTATGCCTCGGGGTGATTGTGATTAAATGCTTCTCTTCCTAGCTGAATAAGTCTATCTGCTTCATTGATAGTTAATCCATGATGCTCTGCATATTTTTCATATGTCAAGTAATTGTTTCTCCAGTCTAGATAGATATTAATTAACGTGGTTCTATTTTCTGTAAACATTGTTAATGCTCCTTATAATGTGTATATATAGTTTAATTAAGTCTATTTAATTGTCAAGTTTTATTTAATCGTAGTTATAAAAGGGAATCAGTTAAAATTCCCCCTATAACATATGTATACTAATTTAAGTTAGCTAGAATGTAAACGCCTTCTTTAATCTTCTTTTCTGTCTCTTTGGTAGATTCATTTAAGAATGTAGATCTATGCTTGCTAGTAGTCCTTGAATAATTCCAGTAAACAGGGTCAAGCATTATCTGTCCGTCTTCTATCTTAACTATAATAGACCGATAAGATTGGAAGTAAGTCTTATTTCCATCAATAATTAAGAATTGATTGGCAACGATGTTGCCTCTATTGTTTACGATGTTAGATACTTTCATGGTAAGTCTCCTTAAGTTATGGTTATAAGATAATAACCCTTAAGCCCTCTATTGCTAAAAGGCTTAAAGATTTATCTATTGTTTAGTAAAATGATTTAAAATAAGCCTTGCATCTTTCAGAGGTATATTAAAGACCGCCTTAATAGTTTCAGCGTCCATGACAATCTCTTTTTGATTAGATGTTGATGTAGATGTTGAATAGTTAGATGACCAAAGACTTAAAGTCTTAATAACCCAATCATATTTATAAGTTGTTTGAATGTCCATGTTTATCTCCTGTTATGTTGTCAAGTATTACAATAGTTATACTAAACTTATATATAAACTTGTCAAGCATTATCTATAATTAAATTGTAACAAATTGTAACAAGATATAACTTAACATCTGATTAAATAATAGGCAGTCATAATAGGCTTATAAGGTAAGATAAATACATGGGTAATACATAACCATTACATAAGAATGATCGTGCTTTATAAAGGCATAGTGTAAGATATCAAAAAGCATGCCAGCTTTTCAATAGTATATAAAATAAATTGCTTGACATAATTAATTAATTAAGGTAATAAGAATGAATGAAGAGATTAACCCTGTTGACAATGTTGACAATATTATGGTAGACAATGACAAGGTACTAACACCTATAGACAATCTACCTATAGACGCTATAGAGACAGAAGAAAGCAAGGCAGGAAAAGGAAGACCCCCGCACCTTCCAACAGCGGACACCCGAAATAGAGTATATATATTAAGTACAGTAGGAACACGCCATGAAGATATAGCCACAGTACTTTCTATATCACACGATACACTTGTCAAGTACTATAAAGAAGAGCTTGACAAAGGTCGTATTGAAGCCAACGCTTCTGTAGCAGAGACTTTGTTTAAGCAAGCTAAAGAAGGCAACACCACAGCCATGATATTCTGGTTAAAGTCTCGTGCCAAGTGGAAAGAGTCTACACAGCATGAGATCAGTGGTAATGCTGATGGCACTCCAATAGAAGTAAAAATTGTGACTGGTATAGACTAGCCACCCCCTTTCTTTTATAGGAATCTTTTTCTAACCTTTTTTAAAACGGCAGTACCCAAATTTTTTATAGGATATTTTTATGGACTTACGACAATTGATAGAGCAATTAAGACAGTCATCACCATCTATGGCTGGTGTAGGTCAACTTACAGAAGCTGAAGCTGCAAGATTAAAGCAGATTATGATGCAACAACAAATGGATGAGTTCTCTAGACAAAATGCTTTTATGTCTAATCCACAAGCAGTACCGTACTACCAACAAACAAATCCACTAGGCAATACGATGACTAACGTAGCACCACAAGGCGGTGGTCTGTCTGTTAGACAACAACCTATGGATTTGAATTCACTCATTAGAATGTTATCTAGATAAGGGGAAAGTTATGCCAATGGTCGGAAAAAAGAAATTTGCTTACACAGAAAAAGGTAAGAAAGAAGCTAAAGAATACGCAAAAAAGTCAGGTAAAAAAGTAGCAGCTAAACCAGCTAAAAAAGGTATGAAGAGTGGCTACTAAAGGTTTGTACGCTAATCTCCATGCTAAACGCAAACGTATCGCTGAAGGCTCTGGCGAGAAAATGCGTAAGGTAGGATCTAAAGGTGCACCTACAGCTAAAGCTTTTAAACAATCAGCAAAGACAGCTAAAAAGAAATGATTAAAAAGGGTAAGGAAACGTTCTCTGGTTATAACAAACCTAAAGCCACGCCTAGTCACCCTACTAAATCACACGCTGTATTAGCCAAATCTGGCGACAAAGAAAAGCTTATACGCTTTGGACAAAAGGGTGTAAGTGGTGACAAAACAGATACAGCAAGAGCAAAGTCTTTTAAAGCAAGACACGCTAAAAACATAGCAAAAGGTAAGATGAGTGCCGCATATTGGGCTAACAAAGTCAAGTGGTAATTTAATAACAAGGAGGCGATGACCCTATATGGAGTCGCAAAAAACTTTAGATACTGGGTATAGACCACGAGTCCCCCAAAAACTGATACACAATGCAGTCAAAGATCATAGGTTTGTGGTAGTCGTAGCACACAGACGTATGGGGAAGACTGTATCTGCTATTAATCAACTGATCCACAGTGCTCTTACCTGCACAAAAAAAGAACCTAGATACGCATATGTAGCTCCTACATATAATCAATCTAAACGTATTGCATGGGACTATCTTGTAAACTATACAAGACCTCTAGGTGCTAAAGTAAACATTGCCGAACTTCGTGTAGACTTTATGGGTAGACGTATCTCACTTTATGGTGCAGATAACCCAGACTCACTTCGTGGTATTTACCTCGATGGTGCAGTTATAGACGAAGTAGGTAATATCAATCCATCCGTCTTCAGTGACATCATCCGACCTGCGTTGACAGACCGACTAGGTTTCTGCGTTGCTATGGGTACACCCAAAGGCAACAATCACTTTAGAGGGTTGCGAGATAGAGCCGCTGAAGGACAAGGATGGAAACTATTAGAGTTTAAATCTTCAGATACTAAACTACTAAACGAACAAGAATTAACAGCAGCCCGCCTTGAAATGGGTGAAGATAAGTTTATGCAAGAGTTTGAGTGTAATTTTAATTCTCCTGTAGAAGGATCTTATTACTCTAAACTTATAAATGAAATAGAAGAAAAAGCACACATGACGGAAATACCTCGTGATGACTTGTGTCGTAATTACACAGCATGGGACTTGGGTATGTCTGACTCTACAGCGATATGGGTAGCCCAACTTACAGGCAAAGAAATAAGACTTATTGATTATATGGAAAATCATGGTCAAGGATTAGATTATTATGTGTCATGGCTTAAAGATAACGACTATGCACATTTTACTCACATACTTCCACATGACGTAGAAGTAAGAGAATTAGGCACAGGCAAATCTCGTAGGGAAACTTTAGAAGATGCAGGTCTCAATATTGTGACTGCACCTCGCCTTAATGTAGCTGATGGCATACAAGCAGTAAGAAGAATAATTCCTAGATGTTGGTTTGACCCAAAAGCAAAACAAGGTTTAGATGCTCTTCGTAACTATCGTAGACACTATGATGAAAAAAGAGCTGTATTCCATGATAGACCATTACATGATTGGTCATCACATGCTGCTGACGCATTTAGATACCTAGCAACAGGCTTGGATGAGAGTCCAGCAGAAGAGTGGAATAAACCTATTAACGTAAACACTAAATGGATAGTTTAATGGATATTAACAAATTAAAAAGCATTATCGAGTCTGAAATTGATGATTCTATTGGCTATGTTGAAACAGACACAGTTGCAGAACGTCAAGAAGCACTTGAATACTATCTTCGTGAGCCTTATGGTAACGAAGTAGAAGGTAAATCACAAATTGTTACTGGTGAAGTGGCAGAAGTTGTAGACGGAGCATTGCCTCAACTTATTCGTGTATTTACATCTACAGACGGTGTTGTTGAATTTCAACCTGTAAACGATGGTGACGAACCTTTTGCACAACAAGCAACAGAGTATTGTAACTGGGTATTTTATCGTGATAATGATGGCTTTTTAATTCTACATAACTGGTTTAAAGACGCACTATTACAAAAAACTGGTGTTGTAAAAGCGTATTGGGATGAAAAGATTGACGTTAATAAAGAAACTTATGAAAACTTAAGTGACGATGATCTAATGATGCTTATGCAAGACGAAGATCTAGAGGTCGTAGCACAAGAAACAGAAGAAGAAATTAACGAAGTCACTGACCCAATGACAGGTCAAATATTCCAAAATATTACTCGTGAACACAAAGTTAAAGTAAAACGCACTAAAAAAAATGGTCGTGTGGTTGTTGAAAACGTACCACCAGAAGAATTTCTTATTTCTAAACGTGCTAGAACTATTCAAGACTCACCATTTGTAGCTCATCGCAGAATGATGACTCGTTCAGAGTTAATTGCAATGGGATTCAAAAAAGATATCGTTGAAACTTTACAATCTGGCGATACTTTAGAGTTTAGTCCAGACAGAATTGCTCGTTACTCTCGTGGTGAACAACCTAATAGCATGGGTTCACAAGATGAATCTATGGAAGTCGTAGAAGTTTACGAATGTTACATCAAAGTTGATTACAATAATGACGGTATTGCTGAATTAAGACGTGTTGTCTACGCTTCTAACGAAGTTTTAGAAGATATGGAGTGTGATTACATCCCATTCCACTCACTTTGCCCAATTCCTATTCCACATAAGTTCTACGGACAGTCTTTAGCTGATCGTGCACTAGATTTACAGCTTATTAAGTCTACTGTTTTAAGACAAATGTTGGATAACCTCTACTTAACTAACAATTATCGTGTTGGTGCAGTAGAAGGACAGGTAAATCTTGATGATTTACTCACATCTACAGCAGGTGGCGTAGTTAGAATGAAGAATCCTAACGCTATTGTACCGCTTACAGTAGCTCCAACTACAGCAGGCTCATTCCCAATGCTTGAATACCTAGATGGCGTACAAGCAAGACGTACAGGTGTATCAGATTCACAA